GAAGGCGATCCTGGGATTGCGGGCGCCGCTGGCGCTGACGCCGTATCAACTGTATCGGAGGCTGAGCCGATGACCGTTTCGTTTCGTTTGCCGGGTGGCGGACTTTTCTCCTCGCCGTCCCCGCCCGCCCTTCCTCCGGCCCCGCCTCCGCTGCCGACAATGGAAGACCCGGCCATCGCCGAACGGCGCCGACAGGCTCGGCTGAGCGAGAAACAGCGCAAGGGCAGGGGCGCGACCATTCTCACCGGCGCCGCCGGCCTCTCGGAAGAGCCGGGCGTGCGCCGCACCGCCCTAAGTCAGACCCTCGGAGGGGGACAGTAGCCATGTCGCGACCGATCTTTTCCATGCCCATCGATGCGCGGGGCAACGCCGTACAGACGACCTATCGCAAGTACACGGCGGGTCAGGTCATCAACGTGTCAGGCACGTCGCAGGCAACGTCGGTTTTCGACGCCACCAACGATACCGTTGTCTGGGTTTGTGCGCAGACGCAGTGCTGGATAACCGTGGCAGCGGCCCCGACGGCGGCGGCCGACACGGCCGGGAGCGAAATATTGCCGGCGAACGCGGTGGTTCCCATCACGGTCCCGAAGAACCAGAAGATCGCCATCGTTCAGGACACGACCGGCGGTTACGCATCATTCATTCCGGCTGGGGTTGACTGACATGATTTCGACATTGAACCCGACGCAATCGTCCGTTCCGCAGGGTGTTACCGATTTCGTGTCGGTCGCCCGCGCGCTGGACCCGAAATCGAAGGAACGCGCGGCTCTGGTGGCGCTTCTGGATGAAATCGTCACGGCCGGCGAACGCAATGCCGGGCTTCTGGCCGATATCGGTGCCGCCAACGACGCCATCGGCTTCCGCAACGAGGCCGAGAATGCGCTATCCGATGCGCGCGACGAGGCGGCGCGGATCGGCAACGAGGCGCGGCGTGAGATGGAGGCGCGAAAGCGCGAGGCCGATGATATTCTGGCGAAGGCCAAGGTCGACGCCGGACAGATCAGGCGCACGGCTGCGGCAGACAAGGATGCGGCGGCTGCGGACAAGGCGGAAGCGGTGAGGATGAAAGCGGATGCGGCGGCGGCATTGAACCGGGCAAACGATCAGGCGGCTGCGGCGAATTCCGACCGCGAGGCAGCGGCCCGTGAACGCAAGGACGCGGAGGCCCTGCGCGCCGACCTCGACCGCCGGATTGCGTTGCTAAGGCAGGCGGGCGCCTGACGTGGCGGAGAAGATCGTCACCGACGTTCTGGATCGGCGCAAGAGCCTGAAATCGGGCCGGGGCACGTGGGAAGACCACTGGCAGACCTGCGCCGAAACCATGCTGCCGAAACGGTCGGATTTTACCGGCGAGCAGGCAAAGGGGGCCAAGCGGACCGAGCATCAGTTCGACGGCGTTCCCATGCAGGCGGCGCGCGGACTGGCGTCGTCTGTAGACGGCCTGCTGAAGCCGAAGACGCAGCGCTGGTTCTCGCTCAAGGCCCAGGATGACTTCCTCAACGATGACGAGGAGGCGAAGGCCTGGATGCGGGACGCCGAGGATGCCTTGTACGCCGAATTGTACGACCCGAAGGCGCGGTTCCTCCAGCGATCGGCCGAGGTTGATCTTGATCTTGTCGTGCTCGGCACCGGCCTTCTGTTCCTGACCGAACGCGTTAGCGGCGGACTGCTGTTCCAGACGCTGAGCCTCGCGCACACGCTGATTGCCGAGGATGCGGAAGGAATGGTCGATACCGCGATCCGGACGTTCCGGTTCACGGCGCGGCAGGCGGAGCAGAAGTTCGGGCGGGAGAAGCTGGGCCGCAAGGTCATCGAGGCCCTGACCGGGCCTTCGGCGAGACCGGATCAGGAATTCGAGTACGTTCAATCGATCATGCCGCGCCACGACCGCGATCCTCGGCGTAAGGACAATCGCAACCTCCCGTTCGCGAGCGTGGTTATCGAGGTCGAATCCGAACACCTGGTGAGCGAGTCCGGGTTTCACGAGTTCCCGGTGATTGCTCCGCGCTGGGATACGGCTGCCGGTGAGATATACGGTCGGTCACCGGGCATGCTGGCGCTGCCGGACGTGAAGACCCTGCACCAGATGAGCAAGACCATTCTGGAGGCCGGGCACAAGGCCGTGAACCCGCCGTTGCTGGTGCCGGACGATGGCGTGCATTCGGCGCCACGCACCTACCCCGGCGGCGTGTCGCCGTTCGATGCGGAATTGCTGAAGTTTACCGGCGGCAGGTCACCGGTATTCCCGCTGGTGAGCGGCATGGATCTGCCGTTCGGACGCGATATCCAGAACGATATCCGGGAACAGGTGTGGGCAGCGTTCTTCCGCAACGTCCTGCATCTTCCGGTCGATGGGCCGCAGATGACGGCGACCGAGATTATTGAGCGCCGGGCGGAGTTCATGCGCATCATCGGGCCTACCTTCGGCCGGCTGGAGGCGGATTACACCGGGCCGATGGTGGAGCGCGGGTTCAACCTGCTGCTGCGGCAGTCGATTTCCAACCGCTGGAACGGTCCCTTCCCGCGACCGCCGGACAGCCTTTTGGGGGCGGAGATCAAGTTCGAATACGCATCTCCGATTGCCAAGGTGCAGAAGCAGATCGACGCCACGGCCCTGCGCAAGACCGGGGAGGACATCCTTCCCGTGGTGCAGGCTGACCCGACGGTGCTGGACAATTTCAACGGCGACAAGATCACTCGCGATATCGCCGATGCAAACGGCCTGCCGCAGGACTGGCTTCGCGGCGCGGATGCGGTGCAGCAGCTTCGCCAGGGCCGGGCACAGGCGGCGGCGCTGGAGCAGCAGAAGCAGGACATGGAGCGCATGGCGGCTGGTGCGAAGGACATCACTCCGGCGGTCAAGGCGCTGATGGGCGGGGCGGCGTGATACACTTTGCGATGCCTGACGTTCGATGGCTGTCGGCACGCCTTGCACGCTGGGAATTCCGCGTGAAGTGGTTCCGCCACATCGGCGAGGTTCAACTGTCGCTTCTGGACCACAACGCGGGTCGCTGGACACGATCCCACGGCTATCGCTGGGGCAACAGGTGGGTGCGATGGAGCCGCACGCTACGGACAAGGGGTGGCGTTCTGTGAGGCTCCGCAAGCCCATCCCGCCGCCTGACCCGGAGCACTTCCTTGCCGAACTGGCAAAGGCGTATTCCGGGCAGGGGTACACGAAAGAGGACCGCGCCAGCGACTTTCGCCGCGTGTTCCTCGCCAGCACCGAGGGCAAGCGCGTGCTGTACCAGATCATGGGCTGGTCGCGGCTGTTCGGCTCAACCGTCGTGCCGGGCGACCCGCACATGACCTATCACCGTGAAGGCTCCCGCGACATAGGGCTCCGCATCCTGAGTGTGTTGCAGAGCGATGACGCGCGGAAGCTGGCAGACAAGGCAGAGAACGAGGACCCTAATGGCTGAAGAGAACACAGGACAGGAAGAAGGACAGGAAGCCGACGCCACGGGCTCTGAGAGCGCGCAGGACGGGCAGGAGCAGACCGGGGCAGCCAAGGCCGCCAAGGGCAAGGAAGGCGCTCAGAGCGCCGCACAGGGCCAGCAACGCTGGTTCGAGGATATCGAGGGCGATGACCTGCGGGGCTTCGCCGGCCGTTTCCCGACCAAGGCGGATCTGGTGAAGCACGCGCGCGAGGTATCGGCCCGCGTCAAGGACGCGATCCTGCCGCTGCCTGAGAACGCCACCGATGAACAGAAGGCGGCGCACCGCAAGGCCGTGAATGCGGTTATCGGCGTGCCGGAGTCGCCGGACGGCTACAAGTTCCCGGACCCGCCCGAGGGTCGGACTTTGACGGCCGAGGAAAAGACCAGCCGCGAGACATGGGCCAAGCGGTTTCATGATGCTGGTGTTCCAGCATCCGCCGCCGAGGCGATGGTCGCGGCATTCCGGGAAGATATCGAGGCCGCCACCGCGGAATCCGCGCGCCAGGTCAAGGCCGCGCGTGAAAAGACCGTGGCCGACATGCGCAAGGAATATGGCGGCGATTACGAAGGCCACATGAAGGCCGCAGGCAATGCGCTGCGCAGGTTCGGCGGCGAGGAACTGGCGGACTATCTCGACGAAACCGGGCTCGGCAACGACCCGCGTCTGATGAAGGCATTCGTCAAGATCGGGATGCAACTTGGAGAAGACGGCATGATCGGCCTTGCGGACGGCGCGGAATCGAAGTCCATTCAGGAAAAGATCGACGCCATCTACAACGAGCACGGCGGCAAGGACACGCTGTACACCGACGCGGTGCAGGGCCAGCTTCGCGACCTGCACATCAAGCTTCACGGGCTGGCCCCGGCCGACGGCCGCGCCGCCTGACCAACTTTCGGGGGCGCGCTCCGGCCCGTTCCCACCCAGACCCTGTCCGCATGCGGCGAGGCGGGGTTTTAAACCACCCGAAGACCCGAAGCCATGGCAACGCGGCCCGCAAGGCCAACCGCTACGCTATTGCCGAGGCCAATCCGAGGGATGGCTTCTGCCGCTTAATTCTCAGCAGGAGACATCTCCATGGCTGTTCAGGTAAGCAACAGCTTCGTGCGTCAGTACGAGCGCGAAGTACACGAAGCCTATCAGCGGAAGGGTTCGAAGCTGATGATGACGATCCGGCGCAAGCCGAACGTCACCGGAACCTCGACCACCTTCCAGAAAGTCGGCAAGGGCAGCGCCACGACCAAGTCGCGGCACGGCACGATCACGCCGATGAACCAGACCCACACGCCCGTCGTCTGCACGATGCAGGACTTCTATGCGGG